CCTAGACTTCGCAGAGGCTGAAAAGCGTGGTCTATCAGCAGAAGAAAACCAGAAGATTGCCCGTATCGAAGCTGACATTGACTCAGCCGACACAGCTATCTCAACCGCTCGCTCAATCTCTGAGCGTGAGGCTCGTGCAGCCGAGGCAGCAGCTTCGTTCTCACCATCAACATCAGCACCAGAAAACTCTGACGCTGACATCCTTCGCTCAATCGCTATGGGTGAGATTCGTGGACACGAGTTCGCTCGTGAGAACCGCACTCTAGTTCCAAGCTCGAACACTGTTGGACAGAGCTTCTACGACCAGGTGTTTGCAATCGCCCAGCTAGTTGGCCCAATGCTAACTGTGTCTGAGGTATTCAACACAGCCTCTGGTGAGAACCTAGTTATCCCAACTGTGACTGCAACCTCTACATCTGGTTCAGTAGCAGCAGGTTCAGCTATCTCTGAGAGCAACCCAACCTTTGCTTCAATCACACTAGGAGCTGAGAAATACGGAGCTTTGTGCCAAATCGCACAAGAACTAGTGAGCGATGCAGGGTTCAACATTACAAACTACATTGCACAGCAGCTTGGAACTTCACTTGGTCTAAAGGTCAACGATGTTCTAACCACAAAGCTATCTGCTGCTGCTGGATCAGTAGTTCGTGGAACCGCTACCAACTTCGCTGCTTCATACGAGGACTTGATTGACCTTGTTTACGGCATCGCTGATGGTGCTCGTGTTCTACCTGGACTTGGTTTCCAGATGAGCAAGACCGGTATTGCAGCCGCTCGTAAGCTAAAGGATGAGTCAGGTGCTTACATCTGGACCGACAACGCAGTTGTTGGACAGCCAGCAACTTTGCTTGGCTACCCAGTGTACGAAAACCCGAATGTTGCAGCCGTAGGTACCGCCGCTAAGTCGGTACTTTTTGGGCACTTACCGAGTTTCAAAATTAGAGTCGCCGGCGGCGTAAGAGTCGATCAGTCAACCGATTACGCTTTTGCAAATGACACCGTAACCTATCGTGGTTTGATGCGTGTCGATGGCGGATTGACGATTTCTAGCCATATCGGTTTCTACCAGGGTAAGTAATCACCCTAGCTAAATAAGCTGACAAGCCCCAAGCGTGTAGGTTCGCTTGGGGCTTGTCTTTTGCTAGGATTGTGGCAACAAAGGGAGAACCTACATGAGCAAGACCAAAAGAAAACTAAAGGGCACAGTATCAGTCCTCAGCAACTCGCCAGGACAGCCAACCGGATACGGCCAAGCCACCGATGCCCTAGTCAAACTTCTCAAGCGTGATGGTGCCAATGTTGCATCTCTGTCTAACTATGGACATGAAGGCATCAACACGATCTACCACACCGAGTACGGCGAGATACCAATCTATGCCAGAGGCAATGAGTCGTACTCAAACGATGTAGCACCTGCACACCATAAGCATTGGAAAGCACTCAACGCTGATCAGCCAAACCTGCTGATTACCCTTTACGATGTCTGGGTTCTAAACTCTAAAGGCTTTGACACAATTCCTATTGCAAGCTGGACACCTGTTGACCACAACCCGATTCCACCAGGTGTATTGAAGTGGCTACAAAAGGAAAATGTCACACCCCTTGCTATGAGCAAGTTTGGGCTAGAGCAAATAAACAAGGCAGGTGTTGAGGGGCACTATATCCCTCACAGCATTGACACCAAGGTATTCAAGTTCACAGACAAGATTGACGGCTTGCCAGTTGACAAATACATGGGCTTTGAGGATGGTCGCTTTGTAGTAGGTATGAATGCTGCTAACAAGGCATCAGGTATCTTGCACCGCAAAGCCTATTCAGAGAACATGATGGCCTTTGCAATGTTTTGTCGCAAGCACCCAGACGCAATGCTTTACATTCACGCAGACGCAAGCTCACCTCATGGCTGGAACCTTATGGCACTAGGTCAGTTGCTAGGCATCCCAGTAGATAACATGACCTTCCCTGACCCACTCGCTTACCGCTACGGAATGCCACAATCTACCCTTGCAGGGATCTACTCAAGCTGGGATGTGATGCTCGCTACAAGCTATGGCGAGGGCTTTGGTATTCCAACAGTCGAGGCACAAGCTTGTGGCGTGCCTGTTATTGTCAGCAAGTTTGCCGCTAGTCCTGAGCTTGTTGGTGATGGTTGGGCAATCAACGGCCAGCCACTATACGATCCAGCACAGCACTCATTCTGGACAATCCCATCGGTGCCAGAGATAGTAGAAGCCTTGGAACAGGCCTACGCTAAGGGCAAGAACAAGTCAGCCAAGGCTGTTGAGTTTGCTCAAAAGTTTGACCACGAGAAGGTCTGGCAAGAGAACTGGATGCCGGTGCTAAAGAAACTACTCAAGTGATTGCCTGGTTATCTCACCACCTACCAGACCCAGACGGCAAGCTAGTCGGTGGGGCAGAGATGACCGACCAAACCCTGCTAACCGATGCCCCTACTGATTACACAATTATCACTCCAGACAACTGGAAGCAAGCCTTAGAGTTTGACAAGATAGTCATAACCGGAACAGACCTACTTAGCCCTTATGCCATGACACAGCTTGCTAGGCGAAAGCCTGTTGTTGCTGTCCATCACTTGCAAACAAGAACTGAGGAAAGACAACAACTACTTAGCTCTGCCTCTACCCTTATCTGCCGGACACCTAGACACCTAGAGCTAGAGCTTCAATGGACAAAGCCAAAGTCAAGCACCTGGGTCACTGCACCGCTAGACATCACAGAGATAAGTCAAAAGCCAAAAGAGTCCTTTGCTTTATGGGCTGCAAGGATGCACCCTCAAAAGGGTCCAGTCGAGGCTCAAGCTTGGGCAGATCAACAGGACATACCGCTAGTGATGATGACGGCCAAGCCAAGGGCCGAGGTGCTAGAAACCATGAGCCGAGCCGAACACTTTGTATTTTTACCCAACGGCTTTGATGCCGAGCCAAGGGCTGTCATCGAGGCAGTCCTGTCAGATTGCCAGGTACACACTAACGAGCTGGCTGGTATTACATCGGTTCCTAATTGGCGTGATCCACAAGTATTGAGAGAGCTTGTCATTGGCTCCAAGACTAAGTTTTGGGATAGAGTTTTAGCATGATTGCAGTCCTAATACCAACACTAAACAGACCCCACAGAGTTGCCGAGATAGTTGCCAACCTCAAAGACACAGCACCAGAGGCAGTGCCTTACTTCATCATCGAGGAACATGACACAGCCACCGCTGAGGCTATCGAAGCCATTGGCACTAATAAAGTCATAAACAAAAGAGCTGCATCTTATGCAGGGGCAATCAACACAGCAGTAAAAGAAACCACAGAGCCTTACATTCTTATGGCAGCAGATGACTTGGTATTCAAGCAGGGCTGGTCACACCGGATACTAGAGCTGGCCAAAGACTTTGGCTTTGTAGGCACTAATGATCTACACAACCCTGATGTGCTTAGAGGCACCCACGCAACTCACTACCTAATCACTAGAGAGTATGCCAAGCTGGGTTCAATAGATGACCCTGATGCTGTCCTGTACGAGGGCTACATTCACAACTATACAGACACCGAGGCTGTTGCTACAGCAAAGTTTAGAGGGCAGTGGACCCCTTGTTTAGAGTCAGAGATTGAGCACTTACACTGGGTCTGGGGATTAGCGACACAAGACGCAACTTACCAAAAGGGCACAACTACTGTTAGCCAAGATGAGCAAACTTTCAACAGTCGGGCACACCTCTGGACTCACCCAGAAGCCTAAAAAGCGTACGCCTTCGGGCAGTAGAATAGGACAATCATGGCAATCACAAACGGCTACGCCACACTTTTAGATGTCAAGGCTGCTTTACGCATCCAAGATGGCATGGATGATAGTTTGCTTGAAACAGCTATTGAGTCTGCCTCAAGACTTATTGACGGCTTTACAGCCAGAAGCTTCTCTAACGCAGGTACGGCTGTTAGGAACTTTGCCGCTACCGATGCAATCAACCTAATCATTGACGATGCAATCAGCGTGACCAAGGTTGAGTCAACCGATGAGATTGGCGACACTTATACAGAGTGGAAAGTCACCGACTACCAGCTTGAGCCAGTAAACAGCAGAGCCGATGGACTCTACTCGCCTTACACAGGCATTAGAGCTATCAACGATTACTCTTGGCCCGTTGTTGACTACCAGGCACTTGTCAAGATCACCGGCACTTGGGGCTGGGCATCTATCCCTACTGCCGTCAAGCAAGCTTGCATCATCCAGTCATCGAGAATCTTCAAGCGTCTTGACTCGCCTCTAGGTGTTGCCGGCTTTGGTGACATGGGAGCTATCCGAGTTGGTCGCTACCTTGACCCAGATGTTGAGCAACTACTTATGCCTTACAGAATTATGAGGAACTTCGGCTAATGAGCATCAGCCTAATTAGGCAGGGTCTAGCCACTAATCTTGCAACCATCCCTGGGCTGAGAACAGCCGCTGAGGTTCCTGATCTGCCAAACCCACCTATTGCCATTGTCGGTCTAAGGTCAGTCACCTATGACGGAGCCTTTGACAAGGGGCTTACAAACTATAACTTTGCAGTCACAGTCATTGTTGGCAGAGCTGCCGAGCGTGAAGCACAAAGACGGCTCGATGCCTACATAAGCACAGGGGCAAGTAGTGTCAAAAGTGCAGTAGAATCAGATAAGACTCTCGGTGGTAATGCCTACGATTGCCGAGTAGTGTCAATGGACTCAGTTGGTTCATTGAGCATCAGCGACACCACATACCTGGCTGCTGACTTCACAGTCACAGTCATAGCAAACTAGGAGAAATAAATGGCAAAGTTTTTTGCACAAGACTACAAGGTCACAGTTGGCACCACTGTCCTCAGCGACTCAATCGCCTCGGTGACTCTTGATGTCACAGCAGATGAAATCGAAACGACCAGTTTTGGGTCAACTTACCGCACGAGGATCGGGGGGTTAAAAGACGCATCTGTATCTCTAGACTTCCACCAGGACTTTGGAGCAGGATCTGTTGACGCTCTACTATTCCCACTTATGGGTTCAACAGTTGCTGTAAAGATTGCACCTACATCAGGTACAGTCACCGCAACCAACCCTGAGTACCGCTTCACAGCTCTAGTCACCCAGTACCAGCCATTCGCCGGTGCTGTTGGAGATCTAGCCACACTAAGCATCACCTGGCCAGTATCGGGCGAAGTTGTCCGAGGCACTGCCCCAGCAGCATAGTAAGCTAAGAGCATGAAAATAAACCTACAAGTAGAGTTCAGCGACAAGCCTGGTGAAACTAAAGATGTCACCTGCCTAGCATCCGACATGGTGAAGTTTGAGTCCAACTTCAACATCTCCATTGCGAATCTAGACAAAGACCTCAAAATCACTCACCTGCTTTTCCTAGCTTGGGCAAGTGAAACACGCACCAAGGCAACTGCTAAAACTTTCGATGAGTGGATTGACGGAGTTCTCTCCGTATCGGCCTCTGACGACCCAAAAGCATAAAGGGTCTAGGGGATCAGTCAGCTCATTGGTTTATAGCATCTCTGGCAGTCGAAACTGGCATAAGCCCCAGAGAGTTGTTAGAACTCGATGAAAGAATGCTCTGGACAATCAGTCGGTATTTGATTTTTAGAAATCAAAACCGAAGCTCTAAAAGATAAGCCCCCGAAAGGGGGTTTTTCTTTTGGGTAGAATTAGAGAAGTAATCTATCTAGGAGTCCTGTGGCTACAACAAAAATACGCATTGAAGGTGTCAAGGAAACCTTGCAACTTCTAGATGCTGTCCAGCCAGGAAGCATCAGGGAACTTCGCAAAGACATCAAGCGTATCGCCGAGCCAGCAGTGACAGCTATCAAATCATCTTTACCTGCAACTGCACCGCTATCAGGCATGGAACACTATGGCAGGACTCGCTTTGCTGGTGCACTTGTAAAGTCGAATCTAGATTTAAGACAGCACAGACTAAGCAACTCACACTCGCTAGTGAGAATCGAGGTTATCTCTCCTGGTGATGCTGCCGGTCTTGAAATTGCTGACATGGCTGGCAGACGCTCACAGGGTGGTGGTGTTCAGCTACCTTACGAATACAAAGGCATTGGGCGTAGAGGTGGATCAGGCAGACAGGCACCTACTAGATCCAGACCTGTTGTTAGGCGTGGTCAGTCAAGACAGTTCCAATACAGAATCAACGGCCAAGGGCAAGCAATGATTAGAAACCTAAGAGGCACAGCATCACGCTATGTCTATCCAGCCCTAGCTGGCAAGGTAGATGGCATTGCTGCTGACATGCTAAGAACTCTTGATGCTTATGCTGCAAAAATCAACCAAAAACTTAAGGTTCGCTAATGGCTATTAGAATCCCCATCCTCACAAGCTTTGACCCTAAAGGCCTAAAGCAAGCTAATGCTAGTTTTGCAACGCTACAGTCCTCTGTCAGCTCACTAGGCAGGAACTTCGCTACTGCCGGTATCGCTATCGGTGCTATTGGTGCTGGTCTAGCCAAGACTGTTCAGACAGCATCAAGCTATGCCGAGTCTGTAAACGCTGTCAATGTTGCTTTTGGCAAGTCAGCTCAAGGCATTATTGACTTTGGAAAGACAGCCGCAACAACTCTTGGTGTATCCCAGGTTGACTTCAACAACGCAGCAGTTAGGTTTTCAGCCTTTGCCGAGCGTATCGTTGGCTCTGGTGGAGATGCCTCAAAGTTTATTGCTGAGATCTCTACTCGTGCCAGCGACTTTGCTTCTGTATTCAACATAGATGTTTCTGAGGCTTTGCAGGTCTTTCAGTCTGGTCTTGCAGGTGAGGCAGAACCTCTAAAGCGTTTTGGTATCAACCTGCTTGACTCTGAGGTCAAAGCCTATGCAGCGGCTAATGGCATTGGTGCAATCGGCAAAGAACTGACTGAAACAGAAAAGGTGCAAGCTCGTTATGGCTTGCTTCTGCAAGCAACAAGCAAAACACAGGGTGATTTTGCCAATACTTCTGACGGCCTTGCCAACCAGCTAAGAATCCTAAAGGCTGAGGTAAGCAACACACAGATTGAAATTGGAAACCAACTGTTGCCTGTTATGGCAGAGTTGTTGCCAATAGTTAGAGATCTGGTAAGTGAGCTAGGCACTCAGCTAGTTGCTGCTGTAAAGGCTGTTGACTGGAAAGGCCTAACAACAGACTTGATGAATAGCATCAAGTTCTTTGTTGACAACGCCACTGCCATAGCCAACCTTACAATCGCAATCTTTGCCATAAATACGGCCTACAAAACTTTTGCTGTTCTTAGTGGTATTGCCACAGTTGCTACCAAGCTCTATACCTGGTCAGTTGCTCAAGCTACTGCTGGTACAAAACTAGCCACAACAGCAACAACACTATTTTCAGCAGCCCTAAGACTAATCCCTATTGTTGCCATCATCTCTGGTCTTGCACTTCTAGTTGCAGCCTTTACAAACACAAACACTTGGGCTGGAAAGTCAGCCTCTGGAGTCGCAACCTTTGCTGGCAAATTAGAGTACGCAGGTGGCAAGGCTGCTGTGCTAAAAACACAGCTAGATAACATACCTAAAGAGGTCACCACTACCTACACATTTAAGACTCAGACCGCTGGACAGGTAGCAGGTTCTTTTGGTGGCACTGCTTTTGATGCTCAAACGCAGATGTTTAAGGCTACTCAAATTAGCCCAATTCCAACCCCTAAAACAACTGGGGGTGGATCATCAACATCTTCACCACTAGGGCAACTGATTGCTGACTCTAAGAAAAACGAAGCCGCAATAAAACAAACTAGCAAACTGGAGAGAGCTGGACTTAGTAAACAAGTAGCTCAATGGGTGACTAGCGTAAGCAAGCCTGTAGTTGCTGCTAGAGAAGCCATCAAGAGAATCAGCAACAACGGCCAAAAGGCAATCAACAATCTGACCAAGGCCTACAATAACTCTGCTGCTGGTCAGGCTGCCGCTGCATCTGCTGCTGCATCCGAAATCTCTACTAGCTTTGAGGTTGCCTACGATGACACAGCAGACAAAGAAGCCGCTGCACTAGCCGAGCGTGAGCGTGTATTCAAGTCATTTGCTGACTCAGTAAAAGCTACTTTTGCAGGAATGAAAAACGGCATTATCAACGCCTTTGACCTAACTGAGCTAGGTGGGTCAAGCAACGCCATCACACGCAACATGGAAAAGCTACTGGTTCGACTAAGAGCCTTTGCAGACAATGTAAAGAACCTAGCTAGCATGGGGCTAAACCCAGCCTTGCTACAACAGGTCATCTCTGCCGGACCTATGGGTGGTGCCAGACTAGCTGAAGCACTTGTCATGGGTGGTGCTAGTGGCCTATCTGCCCTCAACGCTGGCTACTCAGAGTTTGGTGCCCTATCAGGCCAGATTGCTCAAACAGGAACAGAGTCGCTATTCAACAGAGAAGCACAGCAAACTGTTTACAACATAAATGTTGACGGCGGTGTTGGCTCAGGCTCGACTATTGGTAAGGCTATCGTTGACGCTATCAAGGCATACGAGCGTACCTCTGGTGCTGTCTGGCAGGGTGCATAGTGGCAGCCCCCTCAGTCAAAGTTGAGCTAGGTCTTGACCTTGGCCAGCGTGACCCTTTTGCCTTTGTGCTTGATGACCCAATCAGGGGTGTCCTAGACAACACAAGCTTTACCCTTGGTGGTGAGCGACTGTTTGACATTACCCCACGCCTAGTCACTACAACTGTCAGGCGAGGCAAGAACAACGCCCTAGATCGCATTGACGCAGGTATTGTGACAATCGTTGTTGACAACTCAGATAGAGAGTTTGACCCCCTCTACGAGAACGGCCCTTATTTTGGCCAGCTTGTACCAAGACGCTCGGTAAGGGTATCGGCTAATGACTTCCCAGTCTTTGTTGGCTTTATTGACGACTTTGATATCCAGTATGAACCTGGCAAGCAGTCTGTTGTCCAGATACAGGTATCAGATGCCTTCTCTGTTTTGGCTAACTCAGGGCTTGAGGAGTTTACCCCAGACTCTGAGCTGTCCGGTGCTCGAATCAACACAGTGCTAGACAGGCCAGAAGTTGACTGGCCAGCCGAGCTTAGGGACATTGACCCTGGCAACTCTGTAATGCTTGACACCGATGTGGCTGAGGGCACAGGAACCCTTGAGTATCTACAGCTTGTATCTGACTCTGAGTTTGGTACTTTGTTTCTGGCAAAAAACGGCAAGATTGCATACCGAGAGCGAAACGCTGTACCTAACATCCCAGACCTAGTATTCAGCGATGAGATAGTTGACGGCGATTACACAGGTATTCAGTTTGCAGATGTCAACATTGTTTACGGATCAGAGAACCTTTACAACCGAATCACGCTAGAAAACGCTGACCTTATCCCTGAGCAAGCCTTTGCCGAGGACTCAGACTCACAAGCCCTTTACGGGCCAAGAAGCCTCTCACAGACTGGCTTGCTTATCCAAGACCCATCTCAACTAGAGTTCCTTGCTGAGTTCCTGCTTGCCAGGTACAAAGAGCCTCAGTACCGCTTTGAAACTGTGACAGTAGTTATGGACACACTGACTACAGAGAACCAAGACAATGTGCTAGATCTTGAGATTGGTGACATTGTCCTAGTTAGGTTTGAGCCCTCTGACATTCCACCAGCAATTGAGCAGTATTGCCGGATTATCGGTATCAACCACGACTGGAACCCCAACAACAAAAACATCAGCTTTAGCCTAGAACGCCTTGACTTTGCCATCTTTATCCTTGATGACGCTGTGCTGGGCCAGCTAGACAATGACCGCCTTGCCTACGAGTAGTAAACTAAAAACAACAACAAAGGAACCCTATGCCAAGAAAAACCTTTACCGCTGGTGAAGTCCTAGCAGCCGCTGATGTGAACCTATACCTCAGCAACGAGGTGACACTAACAGCCTCTACCGCTACCACTTACACAGTGCTTACCTCTGACCGCTACAAGATCCTAGAGTTTGACTCTGCATCTAACACCACTGTCAGCATCGGAACAGCCACAGCGTTCCAGGCTGGCGAGCGTGTTGACATCTTGCAAGATGGTGCCGGAACTGTCACGATCACCAGGGATGGCACAGCCGTTAGCCTTGCAGGTCGAGGAACCGCTGGAACCGCTTACACTATTGGTCAGCGTTATGACGCTGTATCTGTTATCTGTGTGGGTACTAACTCTTACCGCATTATTGGTAACGCAACGGCGGTCTAATGACTCTCTCAGCGTTAGGTATTTTTAGTGCTGCTGGGGCTGGTGGGGGAGTTTCTCTATCGGATTATGAGCTAATAGCAACTACGATTTTGACTTCTTCTTCATCTCTTGTCACTCTCAGCGGTTTAGGCACTTACTCATCTACCTACAAGCACTTACAGGTTAGGTATGTAGCAAAGGGAGATAGGGCTACATTTTCACAAGACTCAATGAGAATTAGGCTAAACGGAATCAGCACAAACACCACTTACGACATGCACCAATTACAGGGTGACGGCAGCTCGGTCAGCTCAACAAGCAATACTATTGACAATGTTTTCTCAAGCAACATCAGCCGACTTACAGGTGCAGGCTCAGAGGCAGGGGCATTTAGCGTTGGAGTAATTGACATCCTTGACGCTTACAGCACCACAAAGAACAAGACAGTAAGAAACCTAAGCGGTCAGCAATCACAATCGGCGGGTGGCTTTGGCGGTTCTTTTGTAAACCTAAACTCGCTTTTATTCAACAGCTTAGACTCAATCACTAGCGTTGGATTCTTACCGAACGAAGGAACTAACCTAGTTTCAGGTTCTCGCTTTAGTATCTACGGAATAAAGGGATAACAATGCCAACACCTCTACCAACCCTTGCCGAACTAGGTGGCTGTATCTTTACCCGACCTACTAACAAGCATGGATACGGATCTGTCTACTACAAGGGCAAGCAACGCAAAGCTCACCGAGTAGCTTGGGAGAAAGTCAATGGCCCGATTGCTCAGGGTATGCACCTCGACCACATCTGCCACAATGTCGCAATTGCTCATGGAATGTGTTTGGGTGAAGCAGGCTGTATCCACCGCTCTTGTGTGAACCCTAGCCACCTACAAGTTGTCACACCGAGAGAGAATCAGCTCAACGGACTTCGAGGCTTGACCAACAGGACTCATTGCAAAAACGGACACTCACTCACGCCTGATAACATCATCACTAGAGATAGAAATGGCAAGCCTGGACAACTTTGCCGAGAGTGCCAACTAATCAACGGCAGGAACTCTACTCGCCGATACAAGGCAAAAAAGAAACTCTTGGAAGGAATGGTGAGCTAAGTGCCGACCCCGACATACACAAGTCTAGCTAATGTGACTCTAGGCACAACAGCAGCTTCAGTTACCTTTTCTTCTATTCCAGCAACTTACCGAGATTTGATTTTGGTTTACGATTGGACTTCTACATCAGCGGCATCTTTTTACATAAGACTTAACGGTGATAGTGGAAGCAACTACACAAGGGTTTACATGGGTGCCATTAGTGCGGCTGCTTCGGGAACTGAATCTGGAACTGGTTGGAATGGACTTAGCCTGTCTGCTGGCAACGAAAGACAAATTGGGACTCTACAGATTATGGACTATTCCGCAACAGACAAACACAAGACCGCACTAAACCGAGCTAACCAAGCTTCGCCGTATGTGATTGCTGACGCTTACCGCTGGGCTAACACCGCTGCTGTCACCTCTGCCTCTTTTACTATGGCAAGTGGGACATTCTCTGCTGGTTCGACTTTCAACCTTTACGGAGTAATCGCCTAATGAAACTAATTGAATCTAAAACCCTAGGCGGTGCCACCGCAAATGTTGAGTTCACTTCAATACCACAAACTTTTACCGACCTTGTTCTTATGGTTTCTGGCCGCTCAACAAGAGCAACCGAAATTAGAGATGAATTACACATAAGGTTTAGTGGAGATACAGGTTCGAATTATTCGGTGAGAACTTTGCTTGGAAGCGGTAGCGGTGTTAGCTCAGGCACAGGCTTTTTTAGCGACAGACTTTCAAGAATGGATTTGACCGCTTCGGGGGCTACCTCTAATACTTTTGGCAATATGGCAATCTACATTCCCAATTACACTTCGGCGGTAGCTAAGTCTGTCAGTGTTGATACTGTCATTGAAAACAACGCCACCGAGTCGTATCAGTCAATTATTGCTGGTCGGTGGAATAACACTTCGGCAATCACAAGCATCTATTTAGAGCCAGAAGTTTCTGACTTTGCTTCAGGTTCAATTTTTAGCTTGTATGGCGTACTAAAAGGCTCTGACGGAATAGTCACCACCTCATAACAAGAAAGAAAAGAAAATGACAGAAGTAATCACCAAGCTAGTAGTGGATTGTGCCACAGGTATAGCAACCGAGGTTCCTCTCACCGAGGCTGAATTGGCTCAAAGAGAAACTGACCGCCTAGCTTACGAAGCTCAGGAAGCAACACGCCTAGCTGCCGAGGAAGCAAAAGAAACAGCTAAAGCCTCTGCTAATGCCAAGCTAAAAGCTCTGGGTCTGACTGACTCTGAAATCGCAGCTATCACCGCATAATGGCTGAGGAAACAACTGGGGTACGCATCACCCAGCAAGCAATTTACGCCAAGCAACTTGAGCATGGGGAAACCCTTGTCAAGATCCTTGAGAAGCTGGACCACCTAGATGAGGTTCCTGCTCGCTTGAGAGAGGTAGAGCTAACACTTGCTCGCCTTGCCTGGATTGAAAAGATTGCTTACACAGGTTTAGCTGCTTCCGTTGTATCCCTTATCGGCCTAATTATTGGAGTTGTAAACAGATGAAAACAAAACCACAGATGCCCCTTGACGGCAAGTTTGGTAAGGACTGGAAAGTCACCTCACCTTTTGGCTGGAGAATCCACCCAATCGAAAAGTATAAGAAACACCACAATGGTGTGGATCTATGGGGACCAAAGTCAAAGATTTGGAACGAAGCCTGGCACGATGGCACAGTCGTTGCTGCCGGCACCTCAAAGCTAAAGAACCCAGATGGCTCACTAGGTGGGGTTGGCTACTATGTTGACATTCGCTCAAAGATAAACGGCGAGTGGTACACAGCTCGCTATGCCCACATGGTTGAGAACTCACTAACTGTTGTCAAGGGTGAAAAGGTCAAGGCTGGAACTCGACTAGGCATCATGGGCAATACCGGTGCCTCGGCTGGCAGACACCTACACTTTGAGATCTGCAAGGGTAAGTACCTAAAGTGGACCTCTGACGGCAAGGGCTATGTTGACCCTCTAAAGTTTGTCAAGGCCACAATTGCTAAGTGGGAACTCGATGCCGAGGTTGGACTGCCAACACCTGACACCGGTGAGGTAGCCCCTGCACCAGTCCACGAACCAGCCCCTAAAGCCCCCAAGCCCCCAAAGGTGCAACCGAAACTTGCTAAATAACTTAGCCAAAACTAAAAGCCTACGAGTCATGCTTGTAGGCTTTTTTTTATTCTTTATGATCTGGCAGCCTACCCCTGCCTATGGTGCTCAAGCTTGGGCAACCATCACTTGTGCCGACTCGACTGGCACTCAGCAAACCTTTACAGTTGGATGGGAAAATGAAAACAACTACTTCTTGGATAAAGGCAACATTCCCCAGCACTTTTGCGAGGGTGGCTATGCTGGTCAGCTCACCACTTTTGTTGGCGTTGTATCTAGTGACGGCACTGAGCTGGACCCTGCTTTGCTTTACCATCCTGGTTATCTTGCTCCTGATCCTGTGGCCCCCACTCCTAGTCCTGAAGCTGTACCGGAAACTGAAACGACAGTAAGGACAGATGATGTTGAACGCACCGAAACAGTTGAACGCACCGAAGATGTGGCTCGCACTGAGGAAGTTGTCAGAGAGCCTGAGCCAGTGGCTCGGGTGGCTCCCATAGCCCCAGCCCCAGAGCCAAGCCCAGACCCTACCCCTGAACCAACCCCAACACCTACGCCAGAACCAGAGCCTAGTCCCACAAGCCCTGTAAAGCCTGTAGAGCCGACAAAGCCCCCAGAGGTCATAACACCTACCCCAGAGCCTACTGAGCCCCCTACGAGCCCCACAGAGCCGACAATTCCGAGCGAGCCTACCCCTGAGCCTGAATTGCCAGAGGAAACAATAAGCATCGAACTAGCGTTGGAAGCGGTTAGTAAACTGGTAGATAACCTACGCTCAATCGGGTCAGACATGACACCGGAAGTTAGAGAACAGGCCCAACAGGTTGTGGTTGCTTCGGTGATCGTGACACAGGTGGCCTTGGCAGGTAGGAAACCCTAGTGAAGTTCTTGAAAGACCAGCTTGACCAGGTATGGACAATTCTTGGCTTAGGCATCGCTTGGGTCGTACTCGAAGGCACAGCTAAAGACTTTGCTGGCTGGGCCATTCTCATAACAATCACGATTTGGGCAGCAACTTACCCCCTAC